GCATCGTTTGTTGGGGCTTGTAAACTCGGGCAACGTGTTGCCTGAAGCCGTGTACCAAGACAACCTTGTTGCGCTCAATCAGATGATTGATAGCTGGAGCACTGAGCGTTTAGCGGTGTTTTGTACGCAAGATCAAACGTACTACTGGGAAGCCGGCCATCGTATCCGCACGCTCGGCCCTACAGGCGATTTCGTGTACATCCTTGCTACCCAGTCGGAGATTCCGATTGTTACGCAAGACGAAGACTATATTGGCGTCGATGACGCCACTACGCTGCGCCCAATTTTGCTTGATGATTCTACGTATTTCCGCGATCCGGCGACTAACGTGTCGTACGGCATCAAGTTTATTAACCAGTTGCAATACAACAACATTGCGGTCAAAACGGTGCAAAGCACGTATCCGCAGGTGATGTTTGTAAACATGACTTTTCCCGACATTACGTTGTCGGTATATCCAGTACCTAGCCGTATGCTGGAGTTCCATTTTATTTCGGTGCAGCCGTTGGCTAACGCGACAACGCTTTCAACCGACTTGGCTTTTCCCCCCGGCTACTTGCGAGCGTTTCGTTATAACTTGGCATTAGAGCTCGCGCCCGAGTTCAACGTAGAGCCGCCGCCTGAAGTGCGCCGGGTTGCTATGTACAGCAAGCGCAACTTGAAGCGCATCAATAATCCGCGTGATCTCATGGCTATGCCGTATAGCATCATAGCGCGGCGCAACCGCTACAACATTTACGCAGGGAATTTCTAACCATGGCGACTAAAATCACCATTTCTAACCTTCCGGCTACGTCCTCATCTTCGGGTGCGGATGTGTTTGTGCTGGTTCAAAGCAACGTGACCAAAAAGATTACTAACACTAATCTTTTTACTGGCGTCACGCTCACTAGCCCTACGCTAGTCACGCCGGTGCTTGGTGTGGCTACGGCTACTAGCATCAACAAAGTAACGTTCACAGCTCCGGCAACCGGCGCGACGTTGACGATTGCCGATGGTAAGACGCTGACGGCTAACAACTCCATTACGCTTGCCGGTACCGACGCAACGACGATGACGTTCCCGTCTACGAGCGCGTCAGTCGCACGCACGGACGCCGCGCAGACGTTTACGGGCACGCAGACCTTTGCGGGTGCCGTAGTGGGTAGTGTGCAGGCGCTTTCCGGTCCCGGCGCTGTCAATATTACGACGCTGACTACAACGTTCACTTCTACCGGCGCGGGCAATGCTCTGACGTTGGCTAATGGCGTGGCGGGGCAGTTCAAGGCGGTTGTGTATATTGCCGAAGCCGCAGGTGGCGATACGGGAGTGCTTACGCCAGCTAATTTTGGCAACGGTACGACAATCACTTTTAACGCAATCGGCGAAAGCGTGTTGTTGCAGTTCCTCGGCACCGACTGGTGGATTGTGTCCAACAACGGCGCCATTGTTGCCTAAACTATGAAGACACCGATTCTAGGGTCATCTTATGTGGTGCGTAGCCCCAACGCGGCTGACGCACGCATGGTTAACTTGTACCCCGAGGTTATCCCCGAGGGGGGCAAGGAACCTGCGTATTTGCAGCGTTGCCCTGGCATGGAGCTAATCGCCTCGGTCGGTTCGGGACCGATTCGTGGGCTGTGGAACCGCGAGAACGACATCTACATTGCTTCGGGTAATGAGCTGTTTAAGATGACGCCTAGCATTGCCATCACCAAACTCGGCGACATTACCGGCACCGGCCCGGTGTCAATGGCCGACAACGGCGTGCAACTGTTCATAGCGTGTAATCCAGACGGATACATCTACAACTTTATAACGGGCGTATTTGCTCAGATTACCGATCCAGACTTCCCCGGTGCCGTTACCGTGGGGTATCTTGATGGGTACTTTGTGTTTAACGAGCCAAACAGCCAGCGTATCTGGGTCACGCAACTGCTCGATGGTTTGTCTGTTGACCCGCTGGACTTTGCTAGCGCCGAAGGATCGCCCGACGGTTTAGTAGCCATTATGATTGACCACCGCGAAGCGTGGCTCTTTGGCACAAACTCAACCGAAGTCTGGTACAACTCGGGCAATGTTGACTTTCCGTTAGAGCGCATCCAAGGTGCTTACAACGAAATTGGCTGTATTGCGCCGTACTCAGTCGCCAAGCTCGACAACACTGTGTTTTGGCTAGGGGCTGACGCTCGCGGTCGCGGGATCATTTACCGCGCAAACGGCTATCAGGCCGTGCGCGTATCAACGCACGCCGTTGAGTTTGCTATTCAGCAGTACAGCGATATGTCCGACGCGCTGGCGTACACCTACCAGCAAGACGGCCACGCGTTCTACGTGCTAATTTTCCCGTCTGCCGATACGACGTGGGTGTTTGACGCCGCGACCGGCGCCTGGCACGAACGTGCTGCGCTCGTCAACGGCGAGTACAAGCGCCATCGGTCTAACTGCCACGCAGCCTTTACGGGCTATCCGACGGTTGGCGATTTCCAAAATGGAAACTTGTACCAGTTCAAACTGGACGTGTATTTAGACGCTGGGGTCGTGCAGAAGTGGCTACGTCGCTGGCGTGCGTTGCCCACCGGGGAAAACAACTTAACCCGCACCATTCATCACCAGTTGCAGCTTGACTGCCAGACGGGTGTGGGTCTTTCGGGCGATGCGTCCTCGTCAGCGTTGGACCTAATCCTGTCTACGGAAGGCGCGGTAGAAATTGAAACTAACCAAGCCGTAGCACCAAACACAGAGCCAAGTTCGCTGTACGCTCTTATTGGCCCTAACGTCGGCACGGACCCGCAGGTTATGCTGCGCTGGTCGGATGATGGCGGCCATACGTGGAGCAATGAATACTGGCGCGACACGGGGCCGATTGGCACCACGCAAACCCGCGTAATCTGGCGCCGGCTTGGCGCGACGATGAAGTCTCGGGATCGCGTGTACGAAGTCTCGGGGACTGACCCCGTTATCGTGGCTATCATGGGAGCGGAGCTACAGCTTAGCCCGACGACCGCATGACAACGCCTAACACGACTAACATCCCCGCGCCTCGCGTGCCATTTGTGGACGAGCGTACGGGCCTTATTTCGCGTGAATGGTTCCGGTTTCTTAACAACCAGTTCCAACTGACAGGCGGCGGCACAACCGCTATCTCGCTCGCTGACTTGGAGCTTGCGCCGTACAGCGACGCCGCGACCGAAGCCGAGCTGACCGTTACGCAGTCGCGTGTGGAAGCGTTGGAATTAACACCGCGCCCGCCTGAGCTGACGCCGGTGAGCTTTGGATCGTTTTTTTCCACGCAGACCCAAGTAGCGACCGTCATCAACACGGCCACAGCGATTAGCTACAACAACGCCGGTACCGCTTATGGCATTTACCGCGATCCAACGGACAACACCAAGATTAAGGTGTCCCGCCCCGCTACCTACAACGTCCAGTTCTCCATTCAGTTGGACAAGACTTCAGGCGGTACCGGCCACTTTTACATTTGGGCCGCCATTAACGGCACGGCGGTCGCTAATTCTGGGTCGGTAATTCGAATTCAGGGCAACAACGCCGAAATCTTCTCGGCTGCAAACTTTTTCTTGCCGCTGTCCAACGGTGACTACTTTCAGTTATTCTTTTCCGTTGACAGTCTTAGCGTGCAGTTGGAGCAATTTGCTGCTTCGGCCCCTGTGCCCGCAATTCCATCCATCATATTGACCGTGATGCAGGTATATATATGACCGTATTTCTTTCCCCGCTGGCCGGTGCCGGCGCACAGTTTTTTGACGGTGCTGGCAACCCGCTTGCAGGCGGTCGCATCTTTACTTACACGGCGGGCACCACGACGCCAGAGGCGGCCTATACCAGCATCAGCGGGGGCACGGCGCACAGCAACCCCATCGTGCTCAACTCCGAAGGCCGCGTGCCGGCGGAGATTTGGCTGTCAGAGGCGGTCAGCTATAAGTTTGTGTTGCAAACCGCCGCAAGCGTTCAGATTGGCACGTACGATGACATCTCGGGCGTCAACGATTTGACGGTTTCGGGCATTAGCTGGTCAAACGTTACGGGCACACCGACGACGCTTTCGGGCTACGGCATTACCGATGCACTGTCAACGGCAACCGCTGCGGCGACTTACGCCCCGATTGCAAGCCCGACGTTTACCGGCACCGCGCTAATCCCCGACAACGCGCCGAGCAGCACCAACTTTCCGGTCGGCTACCGCGAGGCACCGCTAAATAGCAACGCGATTAACTATACGCTTATTGCTTCGGATGCCGGTAAAACCATCGCAATGAACGGGAGCAGCGTGACGTTGACCATTCCGGCCAACGCCACGGTACCCTTCTCAACGGGAACGGTATTTATTGTTATCAATCTCAATGCAAGCGCTTTGTCTATTGCTATCACGTCGGACACGTTGACGCTTGTTAACAGCACCACGACCGGCACGCGGACACTTGCGCGAAACGGCGTGGCAACTTGCATTAAGATCGGCGCGACTTCTTGGCTCATCAGCGGAGCGGGCTTGACCTAATGAGTGGCGCTACCCTTGTTGCGTTCATTAACGGCAGCACCGGCGGCGCTGGCGCCGGCGTGTTTGATTTTTCCGAGCCGGGATCGGCATTAATTGCTATCCCTGTGGGCGCTTTAGGCGTAACCATCCAAGTCTGGGGTGCGGGTGGCGGGGGTGGGTACGGCTTTTTTGGTGAGCTAGCCCCAGGCGAGCCTGAAGTGTTCCCCGGCGGCGGTGGTGGCGGCGGCGGTTACAGCAAGACTGTCTTGTCGTTGTCGGGGCAAGACGGTAAAACCATCAATTATATCGTGGGTACGGGCGGCCCCGGCGCCACGGGATTTTCGGTAATTGGCGGGTCTGGCGGGTTTTCCAACGTGTCAAGCGGCACTTCGGGGACTCCCTATATCATTACGACCATGACCTCAAACGGCGGTCAAGGCGGCAACTCGGGGCAGGTTGCCTTACAAGGCGCAGGCGGAACGGCGTCGGGCGGCAACACCACCAACACGCCGGGTAACGGCGGGGCGTTTTTTACGCAAACAGGCGCTACGGGTATTGCTGGCGATGCTAGTCTGACGGCAGGCGCAGGCGGTGACGGCGGGGAGTTATACGACGGCAATGCGGGCACGGCAGGTCGCGTGCGGTTTGTCTTTACATTCTAAGGTGACGTATGGCAGTTAGCGTAAGAGTCCTAATCCCCGCAAAAATTGCCGAGTCTAGCCAGACGACGCAGTACACGGCGACTAACGTGTCGGCCATTATTGACAAGTTTACGGCTACCAACTACAGCAGCGCGGCTGCTGTGTTGTCGGTCAACCTCGTCACGTCGTTTGACAACGCGGGTAATCAGAACTTGATTGTTAAGACCAAAACGCTGCTGCCGTCGGAGACGTACACGTTCCCCGAACTGGTCGGGCAGGTGCTTGCGCCAGGTGGGGCAATCTCGACGTTGGCGGGCACGGCCACGGCCATCAACATCCGCGCCTCGGGACGCGAAGTGTCGTGATTGTCCGCAACGCTATCGCTGAGGACTTGCCGCAATACCTGCCGCTTGCGCAGGCGTTTCACGCGGCGTCCCCGATGCACGGCGTCATCCCGTTTGACGTGGACGGGTATTCCGATTTTTACTTACGCGCTATGCTCGACCCGACGGTTGGCGTCTGGTTGGCAGAAGATGAAGGCACCGTTATTGGCGGCGCCGGCGCATTGGTTTACCCTATGTACTTCAGCCCGACCAGTATGGTAGTGCAGGAGTTGTGGTGGTGGCTAACTCCCGAGGCGCGGGGCAAAAAAGCAGGTCAGGCTATGTACAAAACGATTGAATCGTGGGCAATCGCAAAAGGCGCAGTAGCGCTCTTTATGATTGCCCTTGAAGATGAACGCGCAGATAAGATGGCTAGTCTTTATGCGCGAAAAGGCTTTCGTCCTATGGAACGCACGTACATTAGAGAGGTGGCGTAATGGCCATTGGAACCGCAGCAGCAATCCTTGGCAGCGCCGTTATCGGCGGTGTTGCCGCATCGCGGGGGGCCAGCAAAGCCTCCAAAGCGCAGACTCAGGCCGCCGATCAAGCGGCGCAGTTGCAGCGCGAGACGTTTGCGAAACAAACCGAGCTTCAAGAGCCGTTTCGTCAAGCCGGCATTACGTCGCAGAATGAGCTGATGCGGATGCTCGGCCTTGGTGGCGAAGCGGGCACACCGGGCTACGGATCAATCGGCGCGCCGTTTACGGCAGAGCAAATGCAAGCCGACCCCGGTTACGCGTTCCGTCTGGCGGAAGGCGAGAAGGCGTTGGGGCGTATGCAGTCTGCTCGCGGGCAGTATTTGGGTGGCGGAGCAATCCGCGCCGGTACCCGATACGGGCAGGAAATGGGCTCGCAAGAGTACATGAACGCCTTTAACCGCGCGCAGGCGTTGATGGGCACCCGACTTGGCACCCTTGGCAGCCTCTACGGCGCGGGGCAGGCCGCCGCGCAGCAGGTGGCAGGGCAGGCCGGCCAGATGGGCACCAATGTCGGCAACCTGATGGTGGGCGCAGGGCAAGCCCGCGCGTCGGGCTACCTTGGCCAATCAAACGCGCTGTCGCAGGCGCTGGGGCAAGCGGCTACGGGCTACGGCTTGTATAGGGGCGGGTATTTTGATAGGCCGCCCGGCGGCGGCAACAGTTTAATGGCGCTTAACTATGCGGGTACACGTACGCCGGGGCAGGTGTAATCATGGCAGTCATCGGTGCAACCCAGTTGGAGCCCGTCAACGTCCTCGGGCAATACGTTCAGGGGCTAGAAGCGGGGCGCGCGACACGCCGACAGCGTGCAACAGACGAAGCTGCCATGATGGAGGCGCAACGCGCTGCCGAGCTGCGCAACTTTCTTACGACTAGCCCCGATCTAACTACGCCAGAAGCGCAGAACCAGCTTATGCGGTTTGGCAAACCTGGCGCCGACGTGGCCGCTTCGTTTGCTGAGATTGCAGGCAAACGCGCTACGGCAAAAAAGACGGGGCTTGAAGCCGATAAAATTACATCAGAAATGGCCGACCAAAACTATAGCCGGTTCCAGAGAACGTTGGGCGATCTGGCGTATGGCGACGCGCCGCTTAGTAAGCCGCAGGTGCTTGACCAAATAGACTTTATGATTGCGCAGGGCATAATTGGGGCGCCGTTCCGCGACTATGCTACCGGCACGCTGTCTGATGATCCTGCAACGCTGCAAAAGCAACTACGGGGGCAGTTCTTGGCGGGAGTCCCGGCGGCTGACCGGGCTAAGTTGTTTGTGCCGATGTCGGCCGATGTTGAGGCGCAGAAAGTGCGCGTTGCTGGTGCGGGTGCGTCGCGCGTTAGTGTTGATGCGCGACCGGCGGCTAAAAAATTCGGCGACACATTAGGCGAAACGGCAGCCAAGCGGCTTGATGATTTCCGCACGAAAGCCGAGTCAGCAGTATCTTCGCTGCAAAATTCTGAACAACTTTCGCCGCTGTTGGACGATCCGAAGTTTATTTCGGGCACGTTGGCTAACGCGCGGACGGCTGTGGCCAAAGCCGTTGGTATTGACGTGTCAGCAACCGAATCTTACTTTGCTGGCGTTGGTCAGCAGGTTGCCGAGCGCATCACCGCGTTTGGTGCCGGTACGGGCCTTTCAGATGCTGACCGTGAGTTTGCTAAAAAGATTGCAGCCGGCGAAGAAACGCTTGACGTTAAGAGTATCCGCCGAATCATCCGCATCAACAACCAATCGGCTCAAAATGTCATTGATCGGTACAACACCGAGCGCGGTATGCTGGCTAAGAAAGAGCCTGAAGTGTTGGACTACTATCCCGAAATCAATGTTTCCCGCCAAGTTAAGCGTCGCGGCACATTGAACGGCCGCTCCGTGGTTGAATACACGGACGGGAGCGTCGAGTATGGCGATTGACTCCAGCAAGGTTAAGTGGGACGCTCCCACTCAACCAACCACGGCCCGAAAAAGCGCGCCAATTGACCCAAGCAAAGTTGTTTGGGATGCCATCGAAGGGCGCGGTGCGGTAGGCCAAGAGCCTGCTAGCCGCACTTTGGCGCAGGTAGGCCGTGAAGCTATCAGCAACGTCCCCGAAAGCGGATTGCGGTTGCTTAAAGGTCTTTACACTGCGGTTACCAGCCCCGTCAAAACGGTAAACGAACTTGCTGAAGTGTTTACGGGCGCGTACATACGCTTCCTTCCGCCCGAGTGGATAGCCCGGCCCGATATAGCGCAAGGGTTTATTGACAAGGCTAATGCCGTTGGTGGCGCGTACCGCGACCGTTACAGCAGTGTTGAAGCGTTCAAGAACACCATTGCAACGGACCCCGTTGGCTTTCTCGCTGATGTGTCCACGCTAACGGGTGTTGGCGCCGCCGCCGCGCCGGGTCGCGCCGGACAAGTGCTCAGCACTGTTTCGCGTGTTACGGACCCGACCCGCGTCGTTACGGGACCTGTGGCGGTTGCCGGTCGCGCTGGCGTCAACGCGTTGGAACGCGCAGCAATTGGTGGTAAGGCCAACGTGCTGCTTCAGGCCGTTGAAGGTCGCGCACCGGAAATTATTAACGCGCTGCGGCAGCCTGAAATTGTGCCGGGCGCAGCGCCGGCGGCTGGCGAGGCGGCAGCCGATGTAGGCGCGACGCGCTTCTCGGCGCTGCAAGAGTCCGCAGAGAGAGTTCTGCCGTCTGAGTACCTGGCCCGCCGTCAGGCGCAGGACGCCGCGCGCGCGGCTGCTATCCGCGAAGTGGGTGGCACGCCGATTCAGCTTGAAACGGCGCGTAAGGTGCGTGACGCCACGGCTAAGACCAACTACGGCGTTGCAGGTAAACAGCTCGTAGACGTGGATGAAGTGTTTGCTGATCTGTCGTCGCGTCCTTCCATGGACAAGGTAATGACCCGCGCGGCTAACATTGCTGCGGAGCGCAAACAACCGTTTGTGATTGGCAAAGATATGCCTGAGCAGCGCATTCCGTCGTCTATCCTCGGCCCCGACGGTGCGCCGGTGCGAGAAGTGGTCGTTCCTGCGCAAGTCGCGCAGTACCCCGTGCAAAGCCTGCACTACATAAAAATGGCGTACGACGACCTTATCCGCGACCCGGCAACGTTTGGTATCGGCAAGTCCGAAGCCGCAGCAATCGCAGGTACTCGCGCCGAGTTCTTAACTTGGTTGGAAGGCAAGGCTAGCAGTTACAAAGGCGCCCGCGAGACGTTTGCGCGGCAAAGCGGCCCAATCAACCAGATGGAAGTTGGTCAGTACCTTGAAAGCAAGTTGACCTCAGCTCTGCAAGGCGAGCAAAAGCTTCGTCCGGCAGCCTTTGCAGGAGCCGTTGAGGCCGCGCCGCAGACAATTCAGCGTGCTGCGGTAGGCGCTCCACGGTATCAAAAACTCTCCGACGTGTTGACGCCCGATCAGGTCAAGATTGTCGAGGACATTCGCAAAGACTTGGCACGCCAGGCGCTTTACCGCGAACAGGCTCGCGCAGCCCGCCCGGCTGGCCCTAGCGCCGAGACGGCAGGCACACAGCTTATGGTTGAGGCAGTCGGCGGCGTGACGACACCGACGTTTCTCAACACCGTAACGACCGTAGCCAATGCCGTTATGAAGCGTTTGGCCGGCAAAATTGACCGCAAGCTTGCTATTGAGCTTGCCACCGACATGCTGCAACCCGAAACGGCGGCGCTTGCCATTCAGGCCGCGCAGGCTCGCGCAGGAACCGTGCAGGAAATTACTGGCGGTGTCCGCCAAGCGGGCGCGGCAACGCAGCGTGCGGCAGCCCCCGCAGCTCAGATAATAAATGCCCTTGCGGGTGCCGAATCCCAAAACGCATTAGCCCCCTAAGGAGACGACTATGCCCCCGGCAATCAAAGGTGCGCTTAAGTCCAAAACGGTGTGGTGGAACGTTGCGCTGGCGCTGCTTGCCAGCCTAGAGATGTTCGCCGGCCACTTGACGACGCTGTTTGGCCAAGACGTTGCGGCGTCGATCTTGCTGGTTGGCGCGGTCACGAACCTGGTGCTGCGCACGATTACAACGCAGGCGCTTGCAGATAAGACGTGACGGTTGAAACCAAGGACTTGCGCCTGCTAAAGACGGACTACGGCCACAAGATTAAAGCTGTCGCCGACCGGGTAGCAAGATTAGAAAAACGGATTGATTGGGTTGAGAAGCTGCTGTGGCTGTCGGCGGGTGCGCTGATAAGTTGGCTTGTCACCCTAGTGCTACGGAGCGTGTGATGGACGACGGGCAGATTCTCTTTAACATCGCCATCGGAATTGCTGGCGTGTTTGGCGGGTGGATTCTTAACAACATTAGCCGCAGCATTGAACGACTGGATCGTGACGTGCGAGTGCTACCGTTGACGTACGTGACCCGTGCCGACTACCGCTCCGACATCGACGACATCAAAACGATGCTTATGCGCATAACCGACAAGCTAGACGCCAAGGCAGACAAGCCGTGACGCTAGGCCAAAAGCAGCGCGTGTATGCTCGCTTGGTGGCCAAACTTATCGAAAAGGCTTACGAGCTGGGCTATGAGGTCTCACTAGGCGACGCCTATAGAGACCCCAGAGTCCACGGCGCCTTAGGCGTACGTAAGTCCTATAGCCACCCAAATAGCGCCCATAAGGTGCGCTTGGCGATTGACTTAAATCTGTTCCAAAACGGCGAATTTCTAGAGCAGTCTGAGGATCACCGCCCGTTAGGCGAATGGTGGGAGCAGCAGCACCCCCTGGCGCGCTGGGGCGGACGGTTTGACGACGGTAATCACTACTCTTTTGAGCACAACGGCGTAAAGTAGTGCCTTACTGGTTACTGAAGTACGCGCCCCATCTGGTTGCCGTCGCCGTACTGATTGCCGGCGCGGCGCTTGCTGTCCACAAAATCCGCGAGGGTGTACGCGATGAACTGGCGCCTAAAATTGACCGTCTGGAGACTGAACTACGGGCCGAGCGCGCTGATCGCGCTCGCGCTGAAGCGGCTTCCAGTGCCTACCAAACCGAGCTTAATAGCGTTGACCGTGTGCCTCGGGATACTCGTCCTGTCCGGCTGTGCCGCAGCCCCGCCGTGCCCCGCGCCCCGCAACCCCCCGAAAGAGTTGATGGAGCCGCCCCCACCGCCGGGGGACGCACAGAAACGCTTGAAGAAGATTCTGGACCGGGGCCGGACATCGGCCCCGACCTGACAGACTTGGCGCGCAGTTGCGACCGGGAAGCCGCCAAGCTGCGCGCTTTGCAAGGGTGGGTGGCGCCGTGACCCGTCAGAATCGGCTCGGTATTCCGCGCCGGTTCCGAGTGCATGGTCACACGGTTACAGTCCGCATCGTCCCGCTATCAAGGTGGCGTCAGTCCAAAGACGCTGTTGGCATTTACGATCCTAACAGGCACCGTATCGACCTGCGCGGCGACTTGGGCGATACCGAACTTCAGCAGACGATGTGCCATGAAATAATGCATTGCCTTTTGTCTGAAATGAACCACCCGTTAAATGACGACGAAAAGTTTGTGGACAATCTCGGCAGTCTGTTGCACCAAGCATTGACCACATTTGATAGCAACCCAAGGTGATATGTGCCGAAATATGTCAATGACGAGCAGATCATCGAGGCTTGGACGCGCTTTGGAAGTGCGGCTAAGGTTGCTAAAGCGCTAAAAATAAACATCCGGCAAATTTACTTCCGCCGTCGGATCATCGAAAAAAAGCTCGGCATCGCCATGCCATCAACCAGCAGCCGCCCGACCAAGGGGCCGACGATCGACAAGGCCAAGGCGCTCGATGCAACCGCGGCGGCGAGGGCAGAGCAGTACGAGCGCGAGATGACCGAGACCGTGCGCAACGGTACCGTGGTCGTGGCCTCCGATTGCCACTACTGGCCCGGCATGGTCAGTCCGGCTCACGAGGCCATGTTGCGCGCAATCAAGGCGCTGAAGCCGGACATCGTGATTTTAAACGGCGACATCCTCGACGGCGCTCGCATCAGCCGACACGCGCGCATCATGTGGGAGAAGCAGCCGACGCTGAAAGACGAGCTCCACGCCGTGCAAGACCGTTGCGCCGAGATTGAGCGGGCAGCAGGGCGGGCGAGGCTAGTGCGCACCATTGGCAACCACGACGCGCGGTTCGAGAACTACTGGTCGGCGAACACGCCAGAGGCCGAAGGGCTGCCAGGCTCGACGCTGCTCGACTACCTCCCGCGCTGGCGCGCCGGGTGGGCGCTGCACGTCAACGCCGAGACCGAGGGCTGGACCGTCATCCGGCACCGCCCGCTTAACGGCGGCATCCATAGCGCCTACAACTCCACGCTAAAGAGCGGCACTCATTACGTCCACGGGCACCTGCACAAGCTGGGCTGTACCGCTTGGGCGGATTATCGAGGCAGGCGCTACGGTGTTGACACCGGGACGCTGGCTGAGATTAACGGGCCGCAATTCAACTACACCGAGGCCGCGCCGCATAACTGGGCGAGCGGGTTTGCGGTGCTGACCTTCCGCGACGGGCGGTTGTTGCAACCCGAGCTCGCGGTTTACGAGGCCGGTGCGGTCTGGTTTCGGGGCGAGAAAGTCTAGCTTTCGTGGCGGGGGGTTGCCTCGGTCAGAATCTCCTCCCGCTCCCGCTCGGCGCGCAGCATGGTAAACCGCTGATGCAGACGCTCAAGGAACGACTTGCGCCGCCTATTAATGCGTTCGTGATCCAGCAGTTCCTTAACCGCGTCTTCCTTCAGCCCCGACAG